TTGCAAAGTTAAGAGCAAAAGGATTAGCTAGAGCAATGGCAAACACCAAACAAGTAAAAGCTGCAAAGCTATATAATGAAGGTTTTACTACAGCACAAGGAGATGGAGTAAGTTTATTTAATACTGCACATCCAACTGTTGGAGATGGAAACCAAAGTAATATAGGTACAGCAGCAGCAATCTCAGAAGCTAGTTTAGAATCTGCTGTAATTGCAATTCAAAAGTTTAAAGATGACAGAGGTATCTTAATTGGTTCTTCTGCTGTATCTTTACACGTACCTGTAGACTTAATGTTTACATGTGATGTATTATTAAATACACCAGGAATTGTAGGTAGTGCAGATAATGACATTAACTCTGTAAGAAACTTAGGAGTATTCCCAAGTGGATATATGACTAATAGAAGATTTACAGATGTTAATGCTTTCTTTATTAAAACTGATGTTCCTAATGGTTCAAAGATGTTCAACAGAACACCTTTACAAACTAAGATGGAGCCAGATTTTGATACTGGAAACTTACGTTTCAAAGCCAGAGAAAGATATTCTTTTGGAGTATCTGACTGGAGAGGTTGGTTTGGTAATGCAGGTGCATAACCATTAACAATTTAGGGAGAGTTGAAATATACTCTCCCTATTATAAAGGATTTTAAATGGCT